ACCAGCCGAGGAAGTTAGACCTCGAGCGATGAACGAGGTCGAACAGAGGCAGTTCCAAGCAAGCTGATGGATGATAGATGCGCCAACTGTCCCGCTGAGACGGGGGCCTTTTGTGAACGCGAGGAAGGCGATTTCAAGATCGCCATAGTCATTGACTTTCCAACCACCCTGGAGGCACATCGTGGAGCCTTTATGGAAGGTGATACAGGCCAGCTCATCAGGGCTGTCATGCGAGCTAATGGTATCGAGGACCACGAGTATTACGTTACTAGTGCTCTCAATTGCCGACCGACCGGTTACAAGAGAGAAACGGTCCTCCGTACTTACATGGAAGCTTGCCGGCAACGTCTTATACACGAGCTTATCGATGTTGGGGTCAAGAAAGTCCTATGTATGGGTCCAGTCGGTTATTCTGCTCTGATGTCATCTCCAAAAATTGTTCGTACTGTCAAGCACCGTGGTAGATGGAAACAAGCATACGGGATGAACATCCTTCTTACTTACAATCCAATCAACGTAATGGTTGACCCGATGTTCTTCCGTGACTTCTCGTACGACGCAACTAAGTTCCTAACCGCCGACTGTCGTGAACCTTATCCTCGCGTCGACGTATGGATGCCTAAGACGTCGTATGAGCTCGTCGATGCTTTCGACATGCTAAGCGAGTACCCACATGTGTCAGCCGACTTCGAGACGACAGGGTTCTCACCTCAAGACGATCGTCCGCTGGCACTAGGATACTGTGCTATCGAAGAGGATCCAACGATCGGTCATGCCGTTGTGATAGTACAGAGGCTTCTCGATATGCCTAAGACATGGAAGCTGATTGGTAAACAGCTCTCAAGCGATCAGCCGACAGTGTGGCACAATGCAAAGTTCGATCTGAAGTTCGCTCGTGTGAATCTTGAGATGTTCGACGTCAAGTACGATCCATGGAACATTCATGACACGATGATGCTTTCGTATCTTGTTGATGAACGCTCTGGTAAGTATGCAGTACACGGCTTAGAGAATCTTGCTCGCTTCAGATACGACGCACCTGACTATGGTGTCGACATGGGTAAGTGGCTTAGAGCAGTAAGAAAGATCACCGACGTAAAGGAGCTTCATGCTGAGTGGAAACGTATGTGCACTTACTGTGGAATCGACTGCTACTATACAGCCCGTCTCTTCCCTGATCTCTTGGCTGAACTCGAGGATGAAAGTCCTAAACTCACCGATGTCTACTACGATGTACTTGTACCCGCCGTTACAGCTCTGGCCGATGTCGAGCTACATGGTTTCCGTATCGACACCCTCGAAATGGAAGAGCTGCGAGAAGAACTAGTTGAGGATCGAGATGCCGCTCAGAAACGTCTCCGCAAGGTTACCGGCAACCCAGACTTCAATCCGAGCTCGCCAAAGCAAGTCCATCAACTTCTCTATCGAGACCTCAAACTGCCGCCGATCAAATCCGCCCGTAAAGGTAAGGCTGTCGAAGGTCCTACCAGTGCCCCCATCCTTCGTTTACAGAAAGAAGCCCATCCAGAACACGCAGACATCCTGGATGACATCATTGAATACCGGACAATGGTCAAGGCAATTGGAACTTATGTTGATGGAATGCTCGAGAAGGTCGACAGCGATGAACGTATCAGAACAGACTTACTACTCCACGGCACTGAGACAGGTCGTCTAAGCTCACGCGGACCTAACATGCAAAATGTACAGGAGGTGTCTAAACATGACATCGATGTCCGAGGATGCTTCAAACCAACCAGCGACGCCTGGATCCTTTTCGAAGGAGACTATAGCCAATTGGAGCCAAGAGTTGCTGCGCATCTCTCAGGAGATCCAGACTGGACTGACGCATTTAGAAGGGGACTTGACTTACATCAGACTGCGGCCACTCGACTCTTTGGCGTCAGCGCGGATGAAACTACGGTCCTTCAGCGGTGGCTTGCGAAGACTGCAGTACTTGGCACGATGTATGGACGAGGCGGTGAGTCAGTTGCCTACGGACCAGAGATGAACTATGTCGTCAATGAGCTCGGCGGCGAGAGATGGACCGCACAACAGACAACAGGTTTCTTCAAAGCCCTCTTTGACCAGTACCCGACGTATAAACAGTGGGTGGATAGGCAACATCAGATTGCGTATCGAGAACACTTCATTGAGACACCGTTTGGGCGACGTAGACGTTTCCCATTCATACCACGTAACGATAGGGGCCTGGTTGCTAGGCAATCTGTCAACACGCCAATTCAGTCTACGGCTAGCGACATCACGCTTTCCGCACTGGTCCGAATCCACGAACGATTCCAAGAATTGAATGAGGACTATGGCAAGACAGTTGCTCATGTCATTCTATCCATTCACGATTCTATACTTGGCGAGTGTCGCAAGAGTGTTCGTAAGACAGTGGCTGCTATTGTGAGGGAGGAAATGGAAGACTATGTTCCTCTCAAATCAAAAGTTCCTTTCAAGGCAGAAATTCATTGGGGATCGTCTTGGACAGAGTTGAAATGATTTACAACGTGTCTTGGGGAAGCGCATCCATCGAATCACCTCGATAGCCTGATGATAAAAAAGCACAACGAAATAAAGACGACCGTAGCAATTTGCTACGTCGTTTTCCACGTGTTTTTTCCCACGTGTCTCAGCCCCATATGGCGTAGTACGAAGGACTGCTGCAGTCGTCGATTTGCAGGCGTTTCCTAACGGACTCAAATGGCTATACCAACTCGTAAGCTTTGTGTGAGCCCTTATCATAAAGGGTCCAGATGGCTACTAGCCTGCTACTTCTATCGGTCAAAGCGCGCGAGTACTGGACTCCAGTCTTACTGTCAGACGTGTTGCAAGATTGCATTGAGAGCCGAGAACACATCGGATGGACTAAAGCTCAAACGTAACGAGTACCATCGGAAGTATCGAGAGAAACAGCGTCGAGAGAATAATGTTCCGGTACGAGCAGGGACACTAAAGAATCCCAGGTTCGATACTCAGAAGCTCTATACTTATCTCAAACAGTGGCTATCCGAGGAAAAGGTCAATGAGGGAAAGACTAGTGCGACACGAATACTTCTCAATGGGTTGCCACTAAACAATACTGACCAGCGTTACTTGCTTCATCTCAAGCACGGACGAAACGAACTTACGGATCTAAAACGTGTTGACAGACTCGCGAATAAGTACGACCTGCCGCTTTGGGAAATGGTTGAAGCAGCAGGTCGTTATAAGCGAGACGTAAGAACTGCACGCCGTATCAGACGCGCGAAACGGCCTAGTTAGGTTACAGTGTAAGTTCCTCCGAGGAACAATTGCTTCTCCCACTCGCGTCTCCGTACTAGCCCCGGAAGTACTTGGCCAGCGGCATGAGTATACCCAAGTAGGTCATTAGCTGCACCGCTGTAGTTATGTGCACGCAGGGCGTTACCAACCGAACTGCCGGCAGCAATTGCTCCTGAACCTACGTTGTACGTGAAGCTAATAAGTGCGTCGAACTGCTTCTGGTTTAGAGGTACACCTACTGCTCGAACGGATGGAGCGAAGGTGCTGTCTAGACTGGAGTGTAAAACGTCAAGCGCGTGTTGTTGCGTCCATGGGCCAGTGTGCGGTCCGACTCCAATCGTATAGCCGTAACCAATCGTCCACACTCCACCGATGTCTTGCTTTGCGTACGGTAGGATACAACCCTCCCAATGACCGATCGCAACTGCAATCTGTTGACTTGGGTGAGTACCTGGAGCACCACCGGCACTCGGTAACGGTAGGTTACCGCCAAGCAATACGAACCAGGTCTCCGTACCAACTACACCGTCAGCCTTCAACTTATGATGTTGCTGAAAGTCTACTGTTGCGGCTTTAGTATGTGGACCGAATGTACCGTCGTGATCTGCTGCCTTGTAACCTTTCTGTCTTAGTGAAGTCTGAAGGGCCCCAACAGCTCCTGGCCATGGCGATCCTTCACGTAGTGTCGGAAACATAAAGTTCCACGTATCCGGACCGACTGTCCCATCTGCACCTAAATGAAAGTCTTGTTGATACTTCTTCACTGCCGCAGTAGTCATAGGCCCATAGTTTCCGTCAGCAACAACCCAACGCTCACGAGCACGTAGAGCTCTTTGTACTTCGAATACCGCTGCACCGCGTGAACCTTGCTTTAGCGGAAGTTGCGGATAACTCATTACTTCGTCTCCTTATCTACGACTGCTTGTACAACCTCTGCTGCGGCCTTTTGGTTCACTAGTGGTGCGGGCATTGGAGTTGCCTTCCCGAAGTTATGCTCCCACCACTTCCACAAACCAGTAAACCACTTTTGATGCGTTGCCCAGGTTACACCTGAACCGATAGCGAACGTAGTTCCAGTTACGATCCACGCAGCTGTCTTGTCTTTCGTCAAGTGGTCAGGTAGACCTACGTTGTTCACGAGGAGTGTAGCGAACCAGCCGGAGAAGATCGAAATCGGTCCTACGGCGAAAGCCATCACTCGCTCGTACGGAAACTTCTTTAGCACTTTCACTCCTTTCCTAGTGATGCAATGCTAATGTTCGGCTTCCTCTTGGTATCTCAACCCACGGTATTATTCCTGGATAGTGATATCGAGTCGGCCTAGTTAGTGCTCTTGCGCAGACTGCTTCTGGTAAGAATGCCAAGATGTGCCGTGAGAATTTCAGCTCTTTCAAAATCTTGACGTGTAGTCTACGTTGCGAGATTAGGGAACTTAGTGCCAGAAACGCAGAGTAGCCATTGACGTTTACTTCCTTCGCAACAGTCTCTACTCGATTACATTGCCAGGCGTCAATCTTTCGTAGAAGAGAAGTCTTATCGTTGAGATCGATGATGCGGTTGTTAGCGTGAGTACCCGCAATCCAACCGAACGCTATGAGCGCGACTGCAGCTACTCCGATAAGTATCCATCGTTTCACGGTTGCAGATGTACCCAACCTGCGACACTTACCATGAACACACCGAAACTAGTCGCTAGTGCCCCGAGTGCTATCCACAATTGGTGACGATTAGACGCACCAGCAACCATGTCGTCCAGCCGCCGTTCAACGTCTTTGAGACGAGTTAGTACTTCACCTTTGAACTCCCCCCATGCCTCATTCACACTCACTTCGTACTCCTCCCACTTCAGTTCTTCGGATTCTTCGCCTTGCGTTGCGCCGTACGTTGTGCAGATGACATAGCCCACCACGGTATGTTCTTACCTGTAGGTGCAGGCCAACTCGAACGATAGTGCGGACGACGCCGTGTCCTTTCAACCCACTCATAGTGCTTGATGATTCCAGGATGCGCCTTACGATATGCGGCAGCCTTACCACCTGTTCGACGTAGTGCCCGGAGAGCAAATCGACCTTTAGCGTATTCAGGTACAAGAGGAGTTGCTCCAGCTACTACTCCAAACTCAACTCGATGCGCTAGCTCCTGACCATCGCCATCACGATCTATCTCGATGGCAGTTACCTGAGGCGTAACTCGAAAGTCTAGATTGTCCTGTTTACAAATAAAGCTAACGGTATCCCCGAGAAAGTAATCGTCAAGCGGAAGCGGACATGTCTGAATAGCAGGCTCGAACGTCACGTCGATGATCGGCGTAGGTTGCAGGACTTTTGCAGCTAGATTGTCAAGCTGAGTTTGATCGGCGGTGTTAGGAAAGTCAACCGTGGCAACATACAGTCCGAAGGTTCGTTGTGAGTCATACGCCGCTTGCAGGTCAGGATCATTGAAGGACGTCTTCGTTGGATCTGGCATACGCGATATTAGGACATTTTGTCCTACGCTAGTTGATGCGCCCGTAGCGATTACCCGATTGATCGGTAGGTTGACCGTTCGTTGCATGTTGCTTACGTTATCAAAGGTTCCCGGTCCGTATTCGAACTTAGCCGTTTGGCTTAGATCACGACCAAAACCGGCTCCCCAGATATCAAATGCCATAAGCTTCGAACTTCCAGGAGCAACTGCCGACTCTGTAAAGTTGAAAGCCCCTTTGACATTATCGGTGATATCAGTAACCGCTTCAGCTATCTGTTGACCTGGAGAGTACGAACGATCTATTCGAACCGATGGAGTAAAGACTCCTGCTGCAAGCCCAGTCTCGGCATCCTGATTTGCAGCATCGATCAGATCCCAAGCAATGCCACCTGAATCTGTATTATTGAAAAGCATCCCCAAGGCGTTCTGCTCAAGATCTAGATACCGAGTCTCAAGCCGAGAGAACGGTGAACGGAATTCACACGTCATTGAATCGCTCGATGAACCGTCAAGCTGATCCTGTTGTGGCGACCAGTAGCCTTGCATTATCAGTTTTCGATTTCGCCACACTTGGAGTCGCGGAGTCGTATAGACCAACAGATTCAGAAGCTCAGTAGATCCATTCTCATCAAAGCCCAATTCAAACTTCACTGATATCGCTCGATTAGTTTCCCATCGAATGGTATGGGCAACTTCTAGCTCTGCCACGGCCTGTCCCTTTTCATCACAAAGGATAAGTGATCCACTTTCAAAAATTAGTGGCGCAAGAGCTCCAGGTAGAACAATGCCGCCTCCAGTTCCATCTCCACCTCCACCTCCACCTCCATCTCCTCCACCGTCACCTGAAGAAACAGTGTTCGACGGATAAAGACCTAAGCTAGGATAAGTACTTAGGGACGGGTACGCCATCCCCGTCGTCGATGGCGGTGGTGGAAGAGGGGTCGGCCCTCCTGGCGTAAAGACTTCGGTGATGCGACTGTGGCGACTTGCTACAGCAAAGCCGGCTGGAGCATCGAAGAAATTAGTGCCAAGAACACCGTCATACGCGGTAAGAGCGTAGATGTTGACTACCGTCGCTACATTGGTTGTAAACGCTGCCGGATTGACTTGAGTAGTACGACCGTTTCGATATGCGACAGCGGTTGCTATGGAAGGTGAAGTAGTGCCGCCAGGTTGACTGGACGTCATCGCGATAGTCCAGTTTGCCGGTGCAGTAAAGGTAATCGGAGTAGTTCCACCAGCAGCCGCTACTGCTACGAGCAGAATGACACCGGTGTCGGTGTTCCCAGAAGTAACAGCTGTGCTCGGTGGCGTATGGCTCGTGCCACTCGTTGTATCAATAAGGGTTGTGGCCCAATTGTCAATAATCGCTGTCATGATCCAACCGCCGTTCGGAGAGCAGTGATGCCGGCAATTTTACTATCAGGTACACTACCTAGTGGGTTATTCGCCGGTGCAAGGATACCGTTGCCGTTCAAGTTACCTCCACCAAGTCCACCTGATGCACCGTTATATGCGAAGTAAATAAGCCAACCATTTGGGAAACTAGCAGCTTGGCGTGCACTAAATAGGTTTATTAGATAGCCAATGTAACTGCTACTCGAGCGGCCGCCAGGAGATGCTACGTCATCCCATTGCGCCGTGTTCGGAGTATTGCCGCTTGCAGCTAAACCCCACTCACCAAGCCCAAACGGAATCGACGCGCCACTATGACCTGCCGTGTTCGCAAGCGCTGATATCGAATCGAGCTTTTGATTAGCAATGAAGCTACTTGAATAATAGTCAACATAAATCTCATCCGGCCCGACATAGTTTCCGCCCGTCATATGGTCTGGCGGACAGTATGCAACTGCACCAGCCTGATTGCCGCTTCCGCCGTTGTTGCTACCGCTTGCAACCTCCGGATCGAAGACAAGCGGCGCACTTGTATGGTTGCGGAAGATATTAGCGTAATGTTGCCAGTACGCAATGTAATCAGCCGCACTACCATTTGGACCTGCATAGCCGGCGACACTTCCAAACTCGTGTTGAGAACCGCCGTATGCGAATGGCGGCTGATTACATTCCTGCCACAATACCGCCTTCCAGCTGCCACTGATTTTAGTCTCAATGTCAGTGATCGTTGCCGCAAACGCACTGTCTTGCGTGCTGTGGACCGTAGACCATTGTGGTCGCAAAGAAATAAGTACCTGGCCACCGTGAGTATGCACAAACGATGAAAGGTTAGGCCACATCGAATATGAATCAGAACCACGCCACGAGTGCGAAGTTGTCGTGCCGATCAGTTGTCCAATGTTCAGGTAGATCTTTTGTATCTGCTGTGACCACTTTGTTGCTGTTGAGCCAAAGACATAGGTATCGAGCTGTTGCGCTTCGCCCCAGTTCACAGCCTCATTATCAGATGTAGGATAGCCAGCAGTACCTATCGCTAGGTTCAGCGATGACCCCATCGGAGCGTACTGTAATCCAGTAGTCGGTTTCGCAGTTGAAAACGCGATAGCAGTCCAAGTATTACGCCCACCATTAGTCCATGTAAATGTCGGGGCTGTTTCCGTTCCATCCCAAACTCTCGCGGCTGCGAATGTATTGAGAGAAGAAACAGCATTTTGTGAATCAGCACCTTTGAGGACCCATGAAGGAGTACCGGCCGATTGACTAATACTCCGACCAAAGTTGACCTCGCCATCAATAACAAGCACCAAGTCGCCTACTACAGGAGCAGTGCCAGCAATCCCAGCTCCAGCGTTAGTCCAACCCGTTATACCAGGAGAAACAGTTGCGCCTGTTCCGGCTGCACCAGTAATATAACAACGCGGAGTTAGTGTCATGCTTGCAGTACGTAGACAGGTGTAACTTGCTCAGTAGTACTTGCCTTTGACATATCTCGAGCTGCACCACTATTGACATCCCAAGCACAAAGCATGACACCTGAGTTATCGGCAGATGTAGTTGCAACTAGAGACCGAACGTTATTTGACCAGTCGGTATTGACTCCAGTTGACCAAGTCATCGAGGCAAAGTCGATCTCTCCAGAGACAGAGATTGGAGTTGACTGTGACAGACGTACATAACCAGTACCGGTGATCTCACCGCCGTGTCCACTACCTGCGAGTGTATCAGTCTCCGTGTGTTGCGTACCGCTTCCCGAGGGATCGATATAACGTGTACTCAACATGAAGTAGACAGTCAGCGGCCACCCTCGTATGTTCAGGTAATCTTCGCCTTCGTCGAACATAATGAACATCATGACTCCTTAGGATTGCGACAGGCGAGCTATAGCCATTCGAGTGGTTGGGAATCCAGTTGAGGAACCGGGTGTACCTCCATCGATCTCAACAGTTGAGAGCGTAGGTACATACAAGTTCATTCCGGCCGTAGGGTTCACAAGCGCAACTCCGTTGAACAGTACGCTCGTAATCGTACCGCTCGCAGCAATAGTTAGGTAACGGTCTGGACCTGTGTTCTGCCAGACGGGCGGCGCCCAGACAGATGGTCCTAGATTACCAGCATTTGAGATAACATCGTTTGGTCCGAACATTCCGCCGAACGTTACATCAGCTCCATTTCCTCCGCCGGTATCCATGTTCCAACCGGAGTTCAGGCCAGTAGAGATATGTCCTGACATCTGCGCTAAGCCGCCGCGATGACTTCCATCTGGACTCATCTTACCATCACACATCATTCCGTATGGATAAGTGCTACCACTTCCAGCCTGGTTAGGTTCTGTCTTGATCTGTAGATCACCGTTGAAGAATCGACCGCCGTTGAGGAATGTAATCAGTGCGGATCGCATTGATGAATATCTTCCCAACGGATTAGCAACGGCACTCGGATTACCACCAGAACCTTGTGCTTGACAGGTTCCACGCACCAACATTCTACCGCCGCCAAGTGAGGCGTTATCTATCACGATGCCAGTCTGGTTGGTATGAACCTGAACAGCAAAGTTCCAGTCGTTATACTCCATCGAATCCGACGCGCCGGAGTTCTTCGTTATGTACACCTGAGTCTCATTGGTCCAAGCCCACACTCGGAAGTTGCTCTTCTCTGTAAAGAACTGATCATTCTGAACTGCGAAGCCAACTCCACCAGGACCATCGAAGTCAACGCATTGAACTTGGTTGATATCGGCCATATGCAGATCACCACAGTCCAACCCGATTGCTGCACCCTTAGCATGCCAGCCTGCGATCATTATGTCTCGGATAAAACCTGATGGGAGATAATCGCCTCCGCCTCCAACACCTAATCCGCCTCCACCGAAGTTTTGCGTGCGATGGTAATAGATTCCAACGCCATTGCTCTTGACTGGACACAAGATGGGAAAACCGATACCCTGAATACAAACAGGACCGCCAGCTGTCTGTCCCGATGGAAGCGCTGAGTCACCTCCTACTACAGTCATAGTCGGTGGAACCCAACCCAAGTTGTTACGAGTGTTCAATCCGTTGACGACTGTGTGAGTACAAGCTGTGTAGAACGGCGTCTGTTGATTTCCTACTGGACAGATCACTCCGCCATAAGGCAACGCAGCGACCGCAGCATAAAAGTTATTATCATCCGTTACACCGGTTGTGTCACCAGATGCATAGATCGGAATAATCGGAGTTCGCATACTTGCCCAGTTAGTAACACGTCGCTCCAAGTCCGTTATTCCAGCAGCACTGAACGGCGTCGCTATAAGTGGATTCGCCGGTGGCCCAAGTGGATTCGATTCATCAACCCAGATCTTCGGTGTGAATGAAACGTAAGACATCAGGACACTCCGTTGTTCGCGTTGGCGCCAACCAGCTCACGAATATTGAAGTGACTGATTCCACGAACGGTTACGTTGTCGTTACCGGTGGCTTGCATGACTGCACTATACAAATGGGAACCTGCAGTAGGTACGTGCACCATCGTAAAGTTACAAGGCCGATTAGCTGAACCTGATGCCACAGTACCAAACTTCTGAACGTCAATCAGCTGACCGGGAGGAGATGCCAATCCGGCAGCCGGTCCGTCTTCCCACGCACTAACGAGCAAATCCGAATTACCAGCGCCGCCGCCACCGCCGTCCCCGTTAGCACTGAAGTTGAAGAGAAGCGGAGCACCCGTACATTCGAGTCGAGCAATCAAGTTGTTAGGGTCAACCTCTGTCCAGTTGTTTGCAGAACGAACGATGTCCGTACTACGAGTACCTTGCCAACATGCTCCATAGGTCCATCGTCGTCGATCTCGAATACTTGTGTTGGCGATAGTAGTAGCACCCGCACCGATTCGAACATCTGCAAGACGAAGAGCAGTAGCCGGTAACGCTGCAGCTCCATTACGGTTATCTAACGTTGCTCCGGCGAATGGTGTTCCAGATAGAACTTCTAACGATGCTTTATTCAAACCGGAACCATCGTTCGCGTTATCGTACACGTGAAGGATTATTTGGTCGATTCGCGGATTAGAAGGGTCGGCTGCGTTGAAGGTTAGGTTCACAACAGCAGTATGAGGCGAAACTACGTACATTCCTTGGGCTAATATGGAGTCGCCTTGAATAACAGCTACACCAACATTTGCGGCAACGTTGATCCCGAGCGATACTGGAGTAGTCTGAGAAACTACCCACGCACCTGCATCTATAACTCCTTCTTGCGGCCCCGCACGAGCTAGGCGACGAACGTCAATAGCGTCGTAACCGGGCGTAGATCCAATTCCTCCCTGTTCGACTATCAGCGCGTGCCCAGTTGCCGACGCTATATCAACTGTCAGTGGACTCATGAGCTTGCATCCCTCCAGTAGATATTGACTCCTGCACCAGCAGTCCAGTTGTCAGCCAGGAGTGTTATGATGCTGTCGCCACGTGGTAGCTCGAACCAAGTAGACTTAGCAGTATTTATCATGTCTCGTCTGTTCCCAGTTCCATTGAGAGTGACCATACGCGCATTGACGTCAATCACTAGAAGATCATTAGCTCCGACTTCACCGTTGATAACTATTGCATTGTTCTCATCCAACTGAACAACTGGATTGAGCAAATAGCCGAACAGCGAAAATATCGGAGGCGTACTAAGGAAACCATTATTCGTGATGGCTGCACTAACCGTTGGCGGTGTAAGGAACTTCCAAGGGAAGGTTGCCGGAAAGACTAGTCCACCACCTCTAGCAGAACCAAGCGGACCGGCTGTCATCTCGTGTAGCTCCTGCGAGTAGGCATTAGGATCATCCGCTCGAAGAGTTGCGAGATAGGTAATGATGTCTGGTCCTACCGCAAGCGGACCATCTAGTGAAGTCAATCGCACCATGCGTTGCAACGCAAGCGAGCTGCCAGCAGTCCACTTGAGTAAACACTCGGTACCGATGGCATCTGCATACACGGCACCCACGTCATGCCAATGGTTCCAAGTATCGTCGGCATTGACACCGTTTAGGATTCCCGTAATCGAAATCGGTTGGTCAGTACGGTAACGAGTAAGGTTCCTCGATCCACTACGACCAGCCTTATCTATTACCACCTCACGTGAAGCTATTCCAGAAAGTCCTGTTACAGATGAGACTTTACGTACTGGATTCAGCATCAGCGGAACTTCAACACCGTCTGCGCCTACCATCGACATCTGTGTTATTAGTTGTCCAACAGTCATTACAACTCCAACATGAATTTGAGCCTAGCTGCTAGAGCCTGCTCGTCGAATTGATCATGTACGTTCAAGTTCTCGATGTTGATCATTGGCCCAGCTTCTGCTGGAGCAGTAACACCAACTGGCTCTCCACCATGCGCAATGATCGTTCTTGGTGCACCTACTGGACCTGGCACCCAGCCGCCGTCTGCGAAGCTACCTCCGAACGGAGGAAGAAGTCCACCCTTGCCGTACCCTTGGCCGTACGCTTTCTGCGCGTAAGCGATTCGAGTTGCTTCTCCCTCGCCTCCAGACTTCTCGAAGATTCTTTCGAATAGCACTGCAGCACTTCTCGGATCACCTGTTGCGTTCAGTGCTCTAAGATCGGGGCTGCTCCAGAAGCCCGCCATGAAGTTTGTTTGCGTCGCAACGTCTGTCCAGTTCTTTCCATGTGCGGCAGCGTATGCTTTTAGATTCGCTATACTCGTTGGCGGATCCAAGAATCCCCACAACCCACCGCCACCATTTGAAGCCATTGATGCAGGATTCCAACTCGACTCATCAAACGAGTTGCCCAATGCACCAGCGATCGCTACTCTATTCCAACCGTGTTCTCTCAGAACCTTGGCGATTACTGCTTCTACTGGACCTGTACCTCCCGGTAGAAATGCTCCACCTGGCCCGCCAGTTGATACTGGTGCATGAGCCGCAATGTACTTATTAGCGGCAGCAGTTTCTTTATTCATCGCCTGTTGAACCAAGACGCCTAAATCTCCACCGCCCTTGATTTGAGGAGGCTTGATTGTTGGAATAGTAATTCCACCACCGGGACCTAGGATGAGTTTCCCATGTGCTAATCCTTGCACAAAGTTCCAGAACGAATTACCGGCTGCAAGTGCCTGTGGCGACTGGTCACCGCCGTAGCCGGGAGTTGCCTGCGCCAAAGTCGCATTAGCTGCCATACTCCACCAACCCATTTCATTACCGCCACCAGTGGAGACTGCGACAGCTTTATTCCCCGAACTCCAATTACTACCTGGACCAATAAGAGGCTTGATATGTTCGCCGAGATAGATTGCGCGACCCGCAGCCGGACCGCCCGTTAGCTGCCACACGATCGCGCCATTTGGCGCCCATCCCGAAACATTCTCTACGAACCTTCCTGGGCCAATTGCTCCGATTGGTAGACCAGCTGGAATAGAAGAGTCCTTACCCTGATCAACTCGTTCGAAAACAGTTCCGCTTGGATACGGGAACACATAACCCCCGGTGGCGAAATGATTCGGTTTACTTACGTTCTTGAAAAGCCCGGACATTCCCCCGATAGGTGCCATCATCTGATCTGCAACGGCTTTCTGATGTCGAGTGAAGACAGCGCCTACCTCGCCTGAACCGACCATGATACCTTGACCGCCAAAGTTCACAGGAATGTTATCGGGTCCGGCATCACCGGCGTTACCGAATTGAACCATGCCACCTCGAGCAAACTTCGGTGGATTCTTTAGGACCGCTTTTATGTCAATGCTAACAGACGATCCGAGTTTGCCTAACGCCGAACTAACGGAGTCCAGAATGTATGCAGTACCTTTATTTGTGGCTGTATCTGCCGAACTCATACCGTTCTTTACACCACCCGCAAACTGTTGCATATTACCGGTTGCGACATTGGCAGCCTTTTGAGTGCGACCGGTCATGAACGCCTGCATAGCGGACGTGGTGTTGTCAGTATTAGTCTGAGCCTTGTTTAGAGAGTTCCGAGAGTGGCTTTGGAAGTAAGCAAAGTTCTGAGCCGCTTGCTGAGCTGCCTTGTTTGTTCGATTGACGATCTCCGACTGCATAGTCTGAGTGGTGTTACCCGTGTCCTTCTGAATCGTAACTAGACTCTTTGAACTACCCTTCTGGAAGTCACCTATGTAAGCCTTACCTTGCTGAGCAGCCTTCTGAGTATTGGCACCAATCTGATAAAGCACCAAGCCCATAACACCCTTGGTCTGCTTTGAGATTTGACCGAAGGTTCGATTCCAGGCCAAGGATAGGTTGATCAGATCGTCAATCGCCTTCTGCCTGGCCATGCCAGTATGCGTCTTGATGTAATCTTCGATCTTCGAGAAGGCGACATTAGTGCCATGAGCTAGATCCGCGTTAGTGTTTCCAACCTTCGTATGGAAGTCACCGTACTTGTGAAGCATATCAGTAAGCGAACCTTGGAGATCCGTCTTGAGCTGGTTGAACGACTGAGAAACCTTCTGAGTAGACTTATGAGTCGATTCACCGAGACCATCGAGCTTCTGTCTAAAGTTGTCAATCGAGTGTTGAGCGCCGTGTAAGGCGTCTGCTGCCTTCTGAGCGAAGCCGGTTGGATCGATAGTAGCTAACGCATCCATCGAATCACCCAACATGCCTAAGAAAGTTGAGACCCCACCTAGGATGAACGAAAGAACCTGCCCAACGGCATGTTGAAGGTCGTCCCAGACTATTATGAGGCCGCGCTTGAACTGCTTGAAGTGAGTGAGCAAGATCCCAATGGCAAGACCGATAATCGCGAACGCAGCGGTAATCGGATCTACAAGTTCAAAGAGGACCAATGCAGTCCTAGCTTCCCTAATGATACGGACGACGGCGACCATCTTTGAAACAAAAGCCCCTATCTTTGCTACGCCCCATACTGTTGCAAGAATGATCAAAGCGTTCTGAAGTCCACCCACCCAGTGAACTACCGTCTTGATAGTATGCCACAGCGCGATTGCGATTCCATCGATGATATGAAACGCACCTCTGCCGTTCGCCATGTTATCAAAGAGGTGTTGAAACCACTTCACCGCATCATGAAGAACAGGAATAAGGGCTGAGCCTAATTTGATCATCAAGACATCTAGTGATGCCTTCATCTGATCTACTTGGACAGCGAAGAGCTTCTTTGTCTTCTCCCAAGCAGATTCAAACTTCTGTGGACCCTGCGCTTGATCCAACGCATTAGTATGTTTCTTCAAGTCATCAATGTTCTGCATCAAGCTGATAATTGCAGCACTTGTACGTGCTCCACCGAATGCTCTAATGATGACCTGAGATTGCTGTGTAGCAGTCAGACCAGATGCCTGGAGATGACTCTTCAGATCCTCAAGTGCAAAGACCAGGCCCTGAGGCTTTCGGAAGTCCTGTGCCAACTGATCCGAGTTGATACCTATTCCCTTTAGGATCTTTGCAGCGGCAGACGATGGTGCAGCCATCAACTCAAGAGCAGTACGAAGACGTTGTGCTGATCTTTGAGCCGGTTGCCCTCGAGCTGTCATAACATCCAATGCAGCACCGACGTCTCTGAACCCAAGATCAAGTTGCTTAGCGACCGGAATAATACCCGTGCTCATTGCTTGAAGCAACTGAGTCATTCGTAAGTCACCGTGACCTACAATTGCGATCATAGCGCCCATAGCATCCGCAACACCGTGAATGTCCTTAGGTGCAGTTCGCATAAGGCTGACTAGAGCATACGTCGTTTGCTCAAGATCAGCGTTACCTACTTGAGCTCCTTCTGCAGCAACACGAAGTGTGTTCAATGCATGCGCAGCCGGTATACCACCGCTCGCAATGTGGTACAAAGCATCAGCAAGCTTCTGTGGCGATTGCCCAACAGAAGGAGCAAGTTTGAGAATCTCGCCGCGCAACCGATGCATGTCTGCTATACTGTAACCGGCCTGAGTATGAACAAGCAACATTGACCTCTGGAAGCTAGAGGCCATCTTTATAGCTACTGTTCCGAAGGCCGCAACTCCAACCGTTAGAAGTCCTATAGCGTGCTTCGCACCTGCGACCGACCCTGAGAGAGCATTCTTGAGTTCGTTCTGGCGTTCGACCTGGGTCTTTGTAATGGCTGCCTGAGCTTCTTGAGCAGTGGTTTGTGCTTTGGTGACCTCTTTGTCAGCTTGCTGTGCACGAAGTGAAGCGTTCTGGCTTGCGAGCTTTTGCCGGGCCGCTTGATTGTACGACATCGCTCCCTTGGTATAAGCAGCTTGAGCATCTGCTGCTTGCAAACCGGCGATCCTTGATCGTTCCGTAGCAAGTGCTGCTCTGGCTTCTGCATCAGATACGGCCTTAGCAGCATCTGCCGCTCTGAGTTGTGCTGCAGCCAGTTTGTCGGATGCGGCAGCAGCAGAAGCAGCACTTCCTGCCGCTTTCCTAGTGGCGAGATCGAACTTCGACAACTCGAAAGCAGCAGAGCCATAGCCCTGTGTTACGATAACGGTGCGTAGGACAGCGGCAGGATTCATTCTTGCTCTTCGGCTTCCAGCTCGTATAGAGCAGTCCACCACGTTAGCTCTCGCCCACTAAGGGAATACATGAGCTGTGCGTGTGTCATACTCAGATCACGAGCGAGTGTGAACTCAAATCGAGCTGGGCTATCAGGATTCCTGAAACTCCTCCTGCGCCTTACGCAGTTCCTCCTTCCCGATGCCGCTGATCTCGTCCAGCACCTCAATGACCTTTGCGAAGCTGGGACCTGCCATACGATGTAGCATTACAACTTGCTCGTGGGCAAGCTTGGGTTCGATGACGCCCAATTCGAACTGAGCGATCTCCATCTGCGCCCATACCACCGAGGCTCCACCTCGACCCATGTTGAGTGATTGTTGCCGAACGTGTGCAGCCTGTGCAGCCGTCAAGCCACGAACCCTTACAGTCAGACCGCTGAATACGTCTTCGACATCGCGCTCAACGATGTCCTTCGGAGCATTCGACAGCAGCTCCTCAGCAGTTGCATACCGTCGAGGTACTCCGTTTGATGTATCGTAAACGCGGTCGGGGTTCGGTTCCTCTACTGTTGTTTTCTCGGGCAGCTCCTCCATTACGAGATTCGCCTAACCAGGCCAGTCTGCGAGCCATTGGGGATCGTTACCTGGGTAGTCGACGCCGCGCCGACCGTTCCGTCGAACGGGTTGTATGCCAAGAGCACACCCGTCATATCGTACTCGGGATTGGTCGCGGAGACTGCAGCGTTGATGGGTTTGACCGTAACAGCAAACGGCGTGCCGGACTGCGAGAGCGGCCACAGAGTCGCGTCGACCGACCCAGCAGCGAAGTCCTGGAAGAAGGTCAACGTGATTGTCGCGTCGCCCATTCCCTGACCATGTTCCGTGTAGAGATCGCCAAACGACGTGAGGTCGACGTCGTTGAACGTTGTTGCGATGGTTGCCTGGGAGCAGTGATCGGAAAGATCCACTCCGTTGATTGTTACGACTGGGTTCTTGATAATGACCTTCGACACTTACCTACTCCTTCTTATCGTCCGTTGATTCGGGCTGGCTCTCTTCCGCAGGAGCCTGATCTCCTTCCGCGGGAGTGTCTCCCTGATCGGGGGTTACCGTTTCTTCTGAGACTGCTAGTTGTCCGTATTCGAGAAAGTTCGCCTCCTGAACTGTTGGAAGGGTTGCCGAGAAAGTCTCGCCGGGTGCGTGACCGAACACCGCAGCGGTTCCTACGACCTTATACTGCTTCTCTTGCGGTTCCGCTGTTTCCTCTTCAGGAACCAACGCCGGATTTGGTTCGTCGGTCATGGCTGACTGAGATTGAATGCAGCGATCGTTACCGAAGTAACTGCACTGTAAGTGATGCCGGCTGATCCAGCTGGCGTGCCGGCAGGGTCTGCGAAAATCTCAGGCCGAATCGGTCCGATCATTCGTTCACCAGAAGCCGGGACAGAGACAACAAGATTGCCGACTGCCATGTCGACCTGCGGAACTTCTTTTGCAGCCACGGTCACTGTGACTGGCGAGCCGCCACCATTCTTGACATGCAGGAATGTGTACCCTCCAGGAGTACATGTATCCCCACCTGCTGTGGCAGCGGCGTAGGCGGGACTTAGACCGCTCCGCCTAATGGACTGAGTTGCGAGTGAGGCCAAGGTACTGTCATCTCCTCCGTTTGTTATAGTTGGATCGATTATGACGTGATACAATCCACCCACGTGATGGATGGCTTGGTCTGGATCTGTATCGTCTTCGTAGTCGACGTCCGAGTCTCGATACAGACATTCCAGTGTTCCGCTGCTTAGTGTAAGAGAAGCACCGTCCAAGACTTTCGAGATCGCAGTGTCGATGTCTTCAGCAACGGAAGCGCTCGGACTTCGATCGACACCCTTGAACAACCACATCTGATCGAGCAATGCTGTTCCACCAAATGCCTGTGCTGTCGTACCAGCGTTCTTAGAAAAGATGATGAACGGAAACGCTGCATCACGTGGCGCACGATTGTGGTAAATCGAAGATGTGGTAGCCAGAAGACTAGTCACATCCGTGTCTCCGTTCAGTGCTGCAAAGGCTGCGGATCGAAAAGGCTTCATTAGATCGGACCGTACTTAGTTCCACTCGGGAACGTTGGAGACTGACTTTCTCCGAGCAATACATTTTGTGTCGGAGGAAGTTGTGGACCGATTGGAGGCATTCCGCCGAGTGTGTTCTCTGGCCAGATAGGACCTTGACCGCTGATGTTGCCGCCGACAGGAGGCAATCCGCGAGAACGAGACAAAAGGTTAGGCAGAGGAGTTTGATCCTCAACTATACCCTTGACGATTATTTCGCCTCGTTCCTGAAGGAAGGCTTCTGTAACTATCGCAGCTGGACCAAACATCGGCTGCGCGCTCATATAGATGGTTCCGTACTCGTTGAAGATCGTGTAAGGCATCTCGCCGACTACTTCACCTTCGAACTCACCAACAGGCTTCCACTTGATTCCTCTGCGCATGTCACCAGTACGTACACGTGCACGTGACCTTGCTTCTTCCTGAAACAGAAGTCCTGCTTCCTCAGTTAGTTCAGCCAGTCCAATTCTAAGCTCTCCAATAATTTTCGGGATCTGGCTTTCGTATTCAGTAAGACTACGAAACTGGCCACCTGGCCCACGCGGCATTGCGAAACGAGGAAGTGCCATTAGTCCATCCTCCGAACCGTCAGACGGATGTGATCTGGATACTCACCGACTGAATCAACCAGCACTGGACCTCGAAAGGCAACGTTACCTTGTCGATCTGTAATCGATGTCAGACGATCGCCCTCAGTAACGTCAGTTCCCTTTGGAACAAGAGCGGCAAGAAGTTCTCGAGTTCTCGTACCAGCGCCCGCACTTACAACTTGTTCTCCGCCGATCGCTCCAGTGATCCCTCCAATACGGGTCTTCAGTGCGTACACACGACATGGGAGATTCTCAACAAGGGCTGACCAGGTATCTGTATAACCACCGCCTCCATCAGAAGCCGATGTCTTCCGCTCAACTGACGCACGCTGAGTCATAACGACGCGAGTCCTCACGCGATCTCCATCCCATGACGTGGTCCAAGAGTCCGAAGAAGTGACTTACGTTGTTGCTGGTAGTCTTGGGTAACTGCACTTGTGTCTCCGACGGTTTGGTTAGAGAACGCATCGAACTGGATCCCAATGATCACCAGCTTCACGATCACTTCTTCTCGTTGGTCACCGTCGTTGACTGGGACGTATTCGATCGTGACTGTATCCTGCCAGCAAGATCGAGGATTTGGACCTGTCTGTAGACGCTGGAGCTGGTAACCGAGAGGCCAGATTCGGTAGTCCAAAGGATCCAACGTTATGACGGTCTCGCCCCAATCGTAATACGTGATATACTCCATCACTGTGATTGGGTTGTTGATGTCAATCGGTCTGTCCACTACGAGATTCTTACGTAGACCTTCCAACCGAACCGTTATCGGAAGTGCAGGATCTGCGTGTGGACCGAACCTAGCGATGACATCCTGGTTCGCTTCATCGATCATCAACTGAAGCTCGGCGTCGGTCAGGTCAGTTTCGGTTCGTTCTTTGACGCGATCGATGATTGCCATTAGGGCTCCACAGAAGAAACTAGGGCTGGTTCACCGGGATCTTTGCCGGTCCATTGAACTTGCGGAATCGGTTCGTCATTGTGCCATTTCGTTGGCGTGGCATTGGTTGACAGAATTGGTTCGCCGTTGATAACCAAGGTTGGTTCACTCGTTCTCGCTATAAGTGTTACGTGCATCGTGGCCGTTGACGAGATCGATGCATTGAAACCGAACGACGTCGACAAGATAGCAGACACATTACCTGAAGCGTTCACGTTCGGCGTAAACAGAACAGGTACGTTTAGTCCACTCGTGCAGTTTGAACTTGCTCCGATACTGATCGGAAGCATTGGTACAGGTTGCCCAACCAGCACACAAGACATTGAACAGGTTGAACTGATCGACGTACTGAACGTTCCCATCATAGATGCGGACATCGATGCGACACTGTTGATCAGCGGTACAAGCTGTGGAACAAGACTGGATCCAAGTGTACAGGAGACTGTAGCGCTCGTACTAATCGATGCCGTGAATGTGTCTGACGGCGTTGCAGAGACAGAAGACGTTGCTCCAATCGCTGCAGTAAGAGTACTTGGCGTAGTGAGTGCACATGAAACCGAAGCACTGCTTCCGATACCTACGACAAACGTACTTGCAGCAGTTGCCGTTACATTTCCAGTAGCTCCAACTGATGCAACAAACGCGCTTGCAGGCGTTGCAGTTATTTGACCAGCGACACTAATTGAATCAGTAAACGTACTCGCAGGAGTTGCCGTCAACTGTCCAGTTGCACCGATCGTAGAGACCAGGAATGGAACTGTACCTGCTCCAAGTGCACACGAAACCGTTACCGTTGAGGAAACTGATACAACAAACGTGTTGCTTGTAATGGCTGTAACTGTAGCCGTCGCACCAGCCGTGGCAGTAAATGCGCTCGCCGGAGTTGCGGTGACTGTTCCAGTTGCACCAATGCTTGACGCAAGTTGCGGTATCGTTGATACACTCAGCGTACAACTGACAGTAGCAGATGCTCCAATACTTGTGATGAACGTACTTGCCGGAGTCGCATTGACACTTGCCTGTGCGCCGATTGATGGAGCAAACGTACTCTCAGGAACAGCTGAGACATTCGTAGTTGCGCTAACGTTCAGGAAGATTTGCGGGACTGTACTACTTGCTAGGACACAACTGACGGTCGCTGTAGCAGAAACGGATGCGGTAAATGTACTAGCTAGAGTCGCTGTAACCGTTCCTGTTGCTCCAACGGTTGAAGCAATCGGTTCCTTGCGAGAGAGTATCGCCGTGACAGTTGCAGTCGCTCCGATGCTTACAACGAAGGTCGATGATGCCTTGGCAGTAACGGTAGCTGTACTAGATACGCTTGCTACAAAAGCAGAAGCAGCAGTTGCGGTAACTGTTGTAGTACTTGAAACGCTCGAAGTCATGAAGGTTGGAGCGGTCAGTGCACAATTTACAGTTGCTGTACCACCGACACTGACCTTGAACGCACTCGCGCCAGTTGCAGCTACCGTCGCAGATGCTCCTACGGATGCAGTAAAGGCACTTGCTGGAGTTGTGACGACAGTAGCTGTAGCGCCAATACTTGCAGCCATACCGGTCGTGGTGATGACGGTACAGGTAACTGTCGCAGTAGCTCCAATACTCGATGTAAGGAGCGTTGGCGTCGTTAGTGTGCCACTTACGGTTGCAGTAGAACCGATGCTTGACGCAAGAACACCTGGTGCAGTAAGTGAACAGACAACGTTTGCTGTAGCACCAATCGTCGAACTAAGTAATGTTGGAACAGTAAGTGCTTCCGTAACTGTTGCAGAGCCAACGATACTTGAAGTAAGCAGCGTCGGAACAGTAAGAGTCTCACTGACAGTTGCGGATGCAACAATGTTCGACGTAGCGCGCGCTGGAGTTGCCAGAACTGCTGAAACTGTTGCCGTCGCTCCAATACTTGGCGCCAACGTTGGTATTGCTTTGAAACTAATCTCAACTGCTATTGCATCAGCAGCAGTACCCGTCCAAGTCCATGTTGTATCGTTTGGTGAGGCATTGGAAGTGGTATTCAACCGCGCAGTAGCACGATAGTGACGAACACCACTAGTCGCGTCATTCTGGTTGTTTAGCGCTGCACTTGTCGAACCACCGTTGTTGAAAGCAATTGAAGAAGTGGTAGTACCAGCGACTGATAGTGACAACAAACCCAATTGCTCAACTAAGTCACCGACTGCAGTGTCAGCGTTACCAGCAATTGCGTCAAGTGGCGAAGTAGTACCAGCTACGGTTTGCGATCTATCCGCCGCGCCAGACGCCATGGTGCCAGAATACTCGACAAGCGCCGCAATCCAAACAACACCAGTAGCAGCGGCAATCGTTGGCGCCGCGTCACCACCAGCAGCAACTTTGTAAAAGACAGTCAGCGAGTTGCTAGTACCAGCTTTCGATGGACCAGTTACCCAACCTGTAGGCTGAGTTGGCAGTGTCGCAGCACCAAACCCCCAGACACGACAAACAAGCAAGTCACCGGCTGTCCGTGTAGCGCCAGTATCCCACGAAGGAGTTAGCGCAGCACCAGACGAACCGGTGTTGGCGCTCGCTGCCGATCCAACGACTGCAATCGTCATTGCTAGTTCTTCAGCTCCACGTGCCCATCGTCTGTTAGCGCGAACGTCCCATCATCACGCTGTTGCACCATCCCTGCTTCAACAAGTTTGAGCAACTCATCGTGAACGTTCTCCTCCGTCTTTCCAGGGTGGTCGGTTCTCATCGACCACATGATAGCGAATGGGGTGTTACGCGGAACCGCACCCGGCTCCGGAGTCGCTGTGGAGTCTTCTTGATCCGTAGTGAACGCAAGTACCCGACGGGTATAGGAGTCACGACTGAACTTTGGCTCGTAGTCCTCTCTTGCGTGAGGATCTTCGGCACGACTCTCGGCCGTTACCTCATCGAGAGTCCTGGCTTCGACGTCTGTACCGCTAGCTTCCATTTTCGCTCCGATCAGGTCGTGTTCATTGAGAGGGACAGGGCAGCTGCTGCGATCGTCGGAGGCGTATGCGTTGTATCGATCGTGACGCCGGAGGCGAAACTACCGAAAAAGTACGCGGTACCTGAACCGATGGTCGCATTGTCGACGATGATCAAGCCGTTCTCAGTTGCTGATGAGGCTGTACAAGCCGCGAACTGCAACTGAGCACTGTTCGTAACCACCGACGGAGATGCGGCCGTAGCTGCGTTGAGCTGGGTACCCGGCGTAACTGCTAGCCGAGCGTAACCCGTGTAGTTTGTGGACTCGGTCGTGCCCCATGTACCTGTCGTCGTTGACGTAGGTGCAGCAGTACCGAGAGCGATATTCGTTGATGCCGGTGAGAAAGCCGTAGTCGTCTTGCCGTCAAGATAGTCTAGCACTTTCTGCATGACGGATTGAGACACACCGCTTGCTGCCATCGGAATGCATGCATCCCGAAGTGCATCGAGACGAGGATTCCATTCCTTAGCTTCGATCTTGGCAACCTTGCCGACGTCTCTTAGTACGTCGAGGAAGTGGCTGATGAGGCCGAGACGGTTGTCAAGCCATCGCTTCCCCGCTTCAGTTGGTTGAAGTGGTCCTTCTAGCTCTAGAAAGACAGGCTCAAACTTCTCGACCTGCATCAGCCGCATTCCTTTCCTAGTTCGGGTGAGGTGTGATCGTATCGATCCGTGTCCAAACGCCTGCTTGACGTTCGTACACCTGACCGGTGTTGAGGTCCTCTGCAAGAGTACCGTTCGCCGGTGTGAAGTATCCACCGCCGACGTTGGCATCGGTTGCAGCACCGTTGACCTTGTACACGCGGTCCTTTGCACCAGCGATCACGGTGCCACCCTTGATGACGTTACCGCCTGTGATTGATGGCGACATGTCTACTCCTTAGCCGGTGTCGGCTTCGAGCGTTGGGGTTTCGGTTCTTCAGGAGGCGGTTGAGCTGCCTCCTTCTTTTTCTTGATCGCACCCAAGGCCTCAGCTTCCGCTTTGGGAACAATGGTTCCCGGGACGCTGTACAAGAATGCAGCCTCCGGATCTCCATCCTCAACCACCCTTGACTTGTCTTCGACCAGCCAGAGGCGACGGTCCAGCGTTACGATAGGCTGCATACCTGCGTCAGCTTGGGTTTCGATTGTGATGCCGGACATTACTTGTTAGCGGGTGTAGGCGCCTGCTTGTTGGCGGGTGGGGTTTGCACCTGTTTCTGATCCGGAGGCGCCGAAGGACCTTCTGACGAAGCTTCCTCCTCTTCCGCAGGTAGATCGGTGAGCTCGGGGTTGTGAGGGTCGGGAGTAGTGCCTCCCGTGTTGGACTGCAAAGCGCCCTCCTGTTGAGCCTTCGATACCACCGTCAGGTTCTTGTCCGGATCGCCGTGAACTTCCGAGTACTGATTGCCTTCGGCGTCCTCGTACTCGATGGGATATGTCTCTTGTACTGGATCAGCCATCTGCTTTGTTCTCCTTTTACTAGAGGCCTGTCACCGAGCAGAACGCGGCAGGACGGTACCAAACCACGGCGCAACGGTAGTCTGCGCGAATGGCCTGAATGCCCTTGATGAAGAAGTCCTGGTGACTGTCGGACACCTTCACCTCGATGCCACGTTTTTCGACGAGCTGGCTGAACCCCTCGAAGTCACCGACGTAAGCCGTACCGGCGGTGAAGGAGTCAGCCTGAGCAACTGGCAGCCCCCAGATGGAGTCGGAACCGGCCTGATCCGGCGAGCCCCAAATGTACAGACCGTCGGTCGTACGGAGCAGGCGGATGTTCTGCCAGTCGGTCGGATGCATGACGATGACGTTGGGGTTCGCGCGACCTGCGACGCGAATCTTGACCATTGCCTTGTAGATCGCATCCGGACCGGGATCCGTGCCCTTGGCTTGGGTTTGGATTCCGACCACTGAGGAGAGACCGAGCAGGTTCGGAGCTGTCCCGTTCCCACCGATCAGCTGCCCATCGAGGCGCTGACGCACGAAGAAGGGCATGCGCTGGTTGAGAACGCTCTGGACTTGTGCGACGTCTTCGAGCTGTTCGTCGGTGACCGGGATGAATACCGCGATCTTACGCACTGGGCTGTTACGCTCGGTGTACGCAAGTGCGGCTTCCGGATACTGTCCGGCCTCTGCCGTCTCTGCGGCGGCGTTAGTGAACGTGGTTTCCTCCATGTACACCACGGCCGTTTGATCGGTATTGCCCGCCGGCAGAATGTCGATCAACTGAATCGGTCGAGTGGCGAACGGAATCATCAGACCGGGAACTCGGATCGCTTGCGGAGTCCAACCTGCGGACTCTGCCAACGTGGTCTTCAGGTTGATGATCTTCTTGATCGAGTTATCGCCGAGATCGACGGTGAATGACTTGTCCTTCGTCATGCCAACGTCACGCCAAGCGTCCGTGAACGCCTTGCCGAGGCTGACACCAGGTGCCGGAATCATGCTCTTGCTTTCGGGAACTCCACCGAAGCCTGGGTGCTCCGTTAGGGGTTCTCCGAACTTCTTGAGCTGTTCACGAGACCGAGTGATGGCGGCATGCTCCTTTTCGAGGGGCTCTGCCTTCTTCATCGTCTCATCGAGCTCCTCGTTGAGGGCTCGCATGTATGCGACCTTCGTGGCACTATCGCCGTCGATGACTGTGACCTTGGACATGTCCATGTCATTGCCGGCCTGCTTGATGATCTCGGCCAGCTCTTGCCGGAGTTTCTCAACCCGGCCACGCAAATCCCGTAATTCGGGACCCATCAGACTTCACCTCCTGGGGTGAGGAAGAGGAGGGCTTGAGAGTTCTTGAAGATTTGCTCAAGCATCTCCCGTTGTTCTGGTGTTTGTTCCTTGCGTGGCTGGATCGCAATGGCTTCACGCAGCCGATCGCTCTTCGACAAGATAGCCTTTACCACGTCGAGCGTGGGCTCGGACAGCTCCTGTCCATTCTCCGCGCGCTGAGCAACGGCTTTCGCAACGCGGTTACAAATGATCTCCAACTCGGCGGAACCCCAAGTTAGATGATCGATTAGCTTGACGCCGCCGTCGAAGTCTATGGACTCCATCTCAGGTTCCGAGACTCCAATGGCCTGTTCTAGTGCGTCAATGAGGTCATCCACCTCTTCTTGACCGGGTGGATCTGCTTGATTTAGTAGGACTGATATCTGATTTAGGACGCCTTTTGCGGCGTTGACCTGATCTTCTGTGAGATCCTGCTTCAAAGCTTCCTTGCGAGCCCTGTGGAACTGCGCCAAGCTTGGAATTGGGGAACCGATACCCTTTGCGAAGTTCGTCCGGGTGTTTTCACCAGCGCCTAGGATGACAGGAGAGACTTCGTGAACTTTGAGCCTGTCGAGGAAACGAACTTGATCACCACTGTCGTCGGGAAACATGCCCTTTGCTTCCTCGATGATATCGTAGCCGTATGACCACTCCATCAAACCACCGAGGCCCTTTACCGTGAGAAAAGTCTCTCGACCTCCGGTCGTATCCATGAAGAATTGCCCCTGCATGATGCCTTCAAGGACGTTATCCTTCTGGGTACGCTCGAAAATCTTGCCCTTTCCGACAGGGAGAACGCCTCCCCACGACTGATGGTTGTACGCGGAGATGCGTACCTCCTGAGAGCCAAAGGCGCCAGGACGAGTAACATCGCCGTCCTTATCAACCACGTTCAAGGTCGAGAAGACGACTTCGACTTCGCCTTTTGACTCGTCGGTTACTTTGACACTGACTGCTGGTCCGGCCTTTGACTCCATTTACTCACTCCTCTACTCCTCGGGTTGGTTATTTACCTGTCTTTTTCGGCTTCGGCCTGCGAACTGCTTGCGGTAGCCAGCCGTTTTCTGTCGTCATTAGGGTCATGTCACCGGGATATTTTTGCGGATTTCCACTGCCATTTGCCTCCGTGGGAGGCTGCGCCGGCTCTTGCCCAGGAGAGTTAGAGGCGGGAACCGGCGCTTGCCTCACTTCACCTACGGGAACCTCAATCGTTGAAGTCTGCCGTAGGTAAACCTCATCAGAGGAATCCACCTCAAGCTCTTCGGATCGGCGTGCTTCGGCAACTCGTACCCAACCTCCCTGGACACCGACGTTCAAGCGCTCAACCAGCCTACCGCGGTCCTCTTGAAGCACTCGAACACCGGATAAATCGAAGCCAAATCGGTAGGCTCTAAAGTCCTCTGGTTGGAAATTCGGCAAAAGCTGGTACTTTATGTCCTCAGAAATCAGCCTTTGAGCGGGAATTAGACAGTCCTGATAGGCTGCTTCTCGCGCTTCGGCAAAGTTCGCGAACGTCGACCTTTCCAGACCAGCACCCAAACCAGCGACGATAGCAGGGACACCTAGAGCAGCTGTGACGCGCTCTTCTGGAACACGCCTCAAGTCTCGGAGAGACAACTGTTGCGGTGAGAACCCGAATTGGTTCACTGAGGTTGCACCAGACATTACCAAGGGTTCACCGCGCTTAGACCCGGAAAATGCCTCCTTGAAGTACGTTTTTGTGGCGTCTACGTCCTCTTTTGTGGGGGTAGAATCGCCTTTTGGAGCCACAACCACGCCGGGCACTCCCATGTTAGAGAGGAGAGCCGCTGTAAATTCCGACGCTTCCTGGTCGGTAAACACCTCCTGTAGGAGAGCTGACAGAGGGGAGCGCCCTTTGCGTGGGTCATTGGGGTCGAGACTGTACCGGAAGTGTACAACGTCGGTGGGGTCGATCAAGACCGGCTGAGCTGCGCCGTAAGGTTGGTACTTATACGTGGTAATATACGTCTTTTCGTCGCCTTGAGGCGTCATAAACCCGCTTGGAGCCCACCAAAGTGCACTTGGACGGGCACCTTGATCGCGCAGAATTAGCCAGTACCCATTGCCTGAGATGTGGTAGTCAATGATCGTGGCCATCCACAGGATGGAGCCAGTGTAGAAGTCATTGGGCCGTTCCATGAGCTCGAGCATCGGGTGCTCACCGCCCTGGTCACCCTTACCAACCACCCTCTGCTCTTCGCCGGAACTCGTGGATTTGAGCCATAAAGCCGGAGGTGCTTCGGGGAAATTGCGCCCGATCCATAGCAAAGGCGCGACTACAACAGAGCTTGAATCGCCGTTTCCGACCTTTCTCATGTACTTCATGTCTTGGCGCGACATGAAGAACCAACTCTGCATCCCCGTCCTGTTGAAGACCATGGACGTGAGGGCCTTGACAGGCCTTGTGATGGGATCGAGGATCATAAGTGCTCCCCAGGGGATTTGAACCCCTCGTGAAGGCCAGGTGGTAAACCGGCTGCTATACCGCTATAGCCTGGGGAGCTGGACATCTTTTACTGAGTTGCGGACGGATCTGTGCTCGGATCGGGCGTTGGCCCAGCCGCAGCTGAGGGATCATCCGGAGGCGTTGGCTGCAAACCACCCAAGGCCTGAGCCTGGGCGTCTACGGAGTCTACCGCAGCCTGGAGACCTGAGAGGTCGACACTGGGCTGAGCATTGGCGAGGTTGTCCAACTCGGTCTGGAGCTGTTGCTTTGCGGCCTCAAGCTCCGCACCGATGTTCTGAACCTGCGTGACTAGTGCGTTTACGTCGGTCACTACCATCCTCCTTAGTGCGTTGAACTGTTGCCTCGTTACGAATCTCTCCTCGAGAATCTCTTCCAAGGCTTCTAACCACCCCATTACAGCGGCCTCCATGTTCCGTGATTGGTGAGCATCAAGTCCGTGATCGCCCAAACCATGGCGTCGAGACGATCGGGCGAATCTTCGTCACCTGGAACCCAAGAGCAAAGTTGATCCTCAAGCTCGGGGAACCCTCCCACGAGGTGGATCTTAGCAGGACGCTTTGGAGGGGCTCCAAATAAGGCGGCAACTGGCTCAGCCCTTGTCTGTTTTCCTCTGGAGGCATGCACGGATTTGAAGGGAACGTTCTTATCGATCGTTCGAATGACATGCTCAACCATCTCCCCACCGTTGTTGACCTCAGCTACGATTCGGTCCCCTTCGAAGTGCCTGTAGGCGCGAACTGCACGTTGCCCCCAACCGTCGGGACTTAGATGGCACGTACGGTCCGCGATGATGTACCCGTCGCCGTCCGCGCCTACACCTGCGACAATGATGCCTGTATCATCGGCGCCAATCTTAGAAGTAGCAGCGGGATCGATAGCAACCACGCAAATCGCCAGCTGCGGACATTCTTGAACTCGACAAGCTTCAACCACGTCGTGGGTCCAGAGAGCGCCTTCGACCTCGTCGATCAATTCGCCTTGGAGCTCTTGTCTACCTAGCCTGGTACCCTCATAACGCTGCCGCATCATTTCAACCCATTCTTTCGGGTTGTGCGGGTTCTGGAAGAGGGAAGCGTGTGTTAGGGACGTCCCAGCTAGGTTTCGAACGTACTTGTAAGCACGCGTAGCACGAGGTGTAGTAGACGCAATCGCGTGTGGGTGCTCACCAAGACGCAAACCTAGCTGGGCCTGATCCCAAGCTGACTGCTGGGTGTTTGCAGGATTGTGCAGCTGTGCGTTTGCCGCCATCTCCTCCCACCAGTCTATGTGCCGATTCCCGCCGGCTCGAAGACGGTCAACGTCTTTAGGGAAAGGTGTCCCTAGGACTAAGGCCTCCGAGCCGTTCGGCCAAGTGACTTTCGATCCACCCGGTGTATTCGGGTGCCACCTGACTTCGGGATCTTGCGCTTTCAGTCCACTAGGACCGAGAATGCACGCTTCGACAGCATCACCGTAGGTTGGTGCGATGATGCGGCCCCGGTGAGCAGGGTGTTCGTGCATGTACTTTGAGAAGTACCGAGCGCAAGCTTCTGTCTTTCCCGAACCACGGCCAGCCTCAAGGAGCCAGAGGTTCCATGGTGGAAGTGGAGGAATCTGATGGGGCTCAAGCTTCGGACGGTCCACATCCCATTCGGGCGGGGAGATGAGATCCGCAGCTAGAGAGAAGGGATCAGTCTTCAGCATTTCCAAGAATGTGGCTCAATGGCCATACAACCACCTCGAGCCCCCAAAAATAAAAAACGGGTTATGAGACTGGAACTTCCTGCGCATTGCCTTCTATCGAACCTTCCATCAGACGCTTTCTAACTACGTCCCTGATGCGGAAGTCTTGAAGGTCGTGTCCGAGATCAGTAAGCACAGCGCTGATGATTGCAACCAACTGCTGAGCCTGTTGCTCGGCAAGCTGAATCTGGCGCTCCTCGATCCCTACATCGAGGGCCATCTTGGCGTAAGTGGCCATGTTCTTCATCGAGTGATCGCGCCACATGACCCAACGATTCATAGTCTCGACGTCTCTGACTTCAGTGACTGTTTCAATGTTACCGCTCGGCAGTGCAATTGTTGTCTGCTTTAGCGGACGTTCGAACAGCTCATCCTCTTCCAAGCGGGCGATCTGGGCATCGCAGTATGCCACTTCGCCAGCTGAGACGCGCATGGCCCAGAGTATTGCTTCGTGCGGGTGTATGCTCTCCATAGGCGTACCCATGAAGCGGTCATCCACCCTGTCAAACCACTTCCGCAGAGTGTCGGGAGAAGGCTTTCGAGTTGGAGCTCGAGGATTATCATTCGGCTCATGGCCATAAAATGTTTCATCCTCGTGGACCCGATCAATGCGTCTGTTTTGTGTGCTTGACATCCTACCCTGTAGTATACCTGCGCCTCCAACATGCACTAAAGGAGATTGTCCTGTGTCGCGGATTTGCAGAGGGAAATTGCGTTGTAGTGGAAATTGAAGGATTGAGTATTGATGCGGGGAGGCTCAGATGGGGAAATCCCGGTTTTGTAAAACCAAAATAGTCAAACACGTGGTCCGCGCGCGACATAAAAAATAAATTTTGATTCAAAAAAATTTCATCAAAAACCCCTTTTAATATTCATCTTGACCCTATATATTTATATAATTGAAAATATAAAAATAAATTATATTACAATATATAATTTATTATTACCAAGGAAATAACTAACTATTATTTCACACTAACAATTCCTACATAAGGAGTCATTATGACTACCTCTCAATATCACTCCCAGAGGGATAAACTACTGGTATCCCTAAGGAAGTTGGACATCCAATTTAGGGAGGAACATGGTTCCCATGTTACCAAACCTAGGTCTGGGAGTAAGTCGGAACAAATTCGACAACTTCTTAGGAAGGGTGTTCCTCCCATGGAAGTAAGTCGACAAATGGGAATTCGTCCCCAATTCGTCTACAACGTCAGAAGGTCAATGTAGTACCGATGGTCCTAGGGATAGGGGGGATCGAGTACCTCCCTATCCTCTTCCCCAATAATGGGGACCTATCACCAATAACCAATACCAGGACCCCTGAGATAAGGTACCTCGGTTACCTGGACATACTAACTCAGGGACTCCCTCTTGTCAGTGGGAAGAGGCGGGTACACTCTCCTCGACAGGGAAGAGTCACGACGTCCAAACTCGTGACCTAGTAGAATACCCTGACAAGGACTAAGGGATCAGGTCGACAACACCTTCGGACCTGTGCAAAGACTCGAGACACTTACGGCATAACCGGACAAGGCGGTGGGGTATCCCCGCGGTACGTGACTCTTCCGTACGGCAGTGGACCATCAGACTCGGGCCGGGGCAACAGGGGTATAAAGTCCCCGTTCGAAAAGGTACGACCCTTCAATGGGACACGTGTACCTACAAAAAGATTCTAGGTCAACCAAATGGGGGACCTAGAGTTCTGTCTGGAAGAATCCGGTCCTACCCAGTCCCGAGGAACATTACAAGACCCGGTAGGATCACAGGACAGATGAACACGGACACACGAGTCCAAATCGGGAAACAGCGGTAGTTCAAACTAACCACCGACGCGGACCTAAAGTTCAGGAATCACTGAGGTCACGGTTCACCTGACTAGTAAAGGGTAGTAACCCAGACTAGGGATACACCAGAGAACCATTGCCGACAAATGGATCGTACTAATAGAACACACTCCTTGTTCCTTGTCACCTCTCAAGGTACCTAAACTGGAATGACAGTGGCCTACAGATAGTTGGTTCGAGTCCGAGAAGGAGGTGTCCCGAAAGGGCAAGCAGTCCAAACAACCACGAGGAGTTTCGTATGGCACCCGTAGAGCGGATCAATCCGGTCAATGTAGCGGACGCGGCCTTTGCGGCTTGTCTGGTCGAGATGTATGGTGAACTTAGG